GATACTGACGCAGAAGTTATTTTCAGCGGATCGGGAACTTTTGATGAAATATTATATTTAGACGGCAACATTACATCTACTGGCATTCAGTTTTTGTTATATGGAACTGCTTCTAGTACAACTATTACTGGGTTTAGCGTAGTTGAGGTAGGAGAAATCGCAGCGTACACGCCTCAGTCCATTAACGATGATGACGGCGAGTTTACTAATAGCAAAAAGCGTTGGTATGACACTACTTCAAATGCAAATCACGGCGACATAACTGGAGCTATTGTTGTTGGGTACTCAGATTTATTGGGAACGCAGCGGATAAGGGGGCGTAGCAGCACAGGAGATGCCGATGCAGACGGAAGGCTAGTCCTTGGCAACCACAGCAGCAACTATGGGTTTATAGAGTTTGACGAAGGATCGGGCCAAGGTGTCACAGAGGTTGGTAACAACCGAAACGCTGACGGGGCTAAAGTTCAGCTAACCGTAAACGATAGTCCAAAATTAACGGTTACAGGGAGTGGAGAAGTTAAAGCAACCTCTTACTCTGGCGGGTTAAAGCAAGTTGCTAGAACGGGAACCTCTACGAGTATCGGGCTTATTGATGGTGATGGAAGCAAGACTCATTTTACCATACAGCACAGTCTAGGAACTGAATTAGTGGTGGTTTCAGTACGAGAAAAACTGACTCCGTTTTCGTTTGTTGAGGCTGAAGTGCGATGTGGAAGTTGGTCGGATAATTCGACAATGGCTAGTAACTCACAGTACGACAACATAACCGTAATATTCGCAACTGCTCCAGCGGCAACCGCAGACTTTTACTGCACAGTCATAGGCTAATTTAGAATGGCAGGGAAAAAAATACTAACTCAATTCGTATTACCCGTTACATCAAGTGGCGGGAACATGGGTAATGGCACGGACGGGCAAGCACTACTTTCCGGAGGGTCTTCGGCAAGTATGTACTGGGGAAGTGTTCCAAGGATCAAGACGTTTGATGTTTTCCATGACAATACGACCAACAGTAGTGCTGGTGTTACTTTTGTGGGGTCAGATGACAATGCTAGAATTGTTCACGGTCTTAACACCGTGCATTTGTTTGTGAGTATCTTGGACGTAAATGACCATTTAGGGTCTGGCTCAAACGTGTACGTTGATGTTGGTGCTTCAACGGATGTTTTGGTTGAGAAGATAGATGCTAATACAATCCAGTTAAATTGGAATAGCGAACCAAGTAACGGGGATGAATTTAAAGTGACAATAATGGGATGAAACCAAAACTAGGCAGAATTTATAAAGTGGAAAACGCTAACCCCAAATGGGGTGCGAATGCTGCTTATAAATTTCTGCGAGTGCGGGACTCATGGGGCGTTGAGATGGAGTTAATGTTTACAGACCGTGAACTACTGGCAGCGGAGAAACGTGCTGCAAAAAATCCAGAGGATAAAGTGAGGAAGATTAGCTTAAAAGAATGGCTTAAACGGTGAACACCAACCTCGTCCAACAACTATCTGACCCTGCCCTTGTTGAAGGTGTAGCCAAGTCGCTAATGGGCGATTGGGTTTGGTTGTTTGTTGCTGGCGTTGCCGTTTTGTTGTTTAGGGAATTAATACAAGAGTTTGCTGCTGGGTTGGGAGTTTACTTCTCAAAGCAATGGGCGGTGGACGAGATTGTATATTTGAATGGAAGGCAAGCGAGGATCGCTAGAATTGGATTAGTTGAATCTGTTTTTTATATGGGAGACAGGGCAGTAGAATTAGGTTTTGCTGGGACGGTGATGAAAGTTCGGAACACCGCATTGAGGGATATAACTTGTGAAAAGATTTTAAGCAACCATGCCCCGCCCTATCTTCCAAAAGGCGGTGAAGGTGGTGCGGTGAAAGTGGAGTTAGTGGAAAAGAAAAAAACAACTTCAAGAAGGGCAGCAAAATGAAATACCTAATAATACCAATTCTGTTTTTAGCTGGGTGTAAAAGCCTGCCTTATCTAGAAGACGCTAGAATTGGGTTGACCGGAATAGACCTACGGTTTCAAGAAGTAAAAACTATGAAAGTAGAAGAAGCAGGATGGTTTGGAGAATTTAACAGCATTACGAACAGGGCGACTCCGGTGAGCTTTCCTGTTCTAATGGAAATGGATAAAAAATAATATGGCGAACATTAGCTATAGTGTAACTAGATGGGACGTTCAAGTTTTAGCGTCAGACCCAAGCGTAGTCACTTCGGTGACTTTAGGCATTTCTGCCTCCGACTCTGAAAGCGGAATCTCCGCATATAAAGATGAACGTATAAGCGTACCAAACCAAAACTTAACAGAGTTTGAAGCATCCTCGGAATCCTTCATCGAAGGAGTGCTAGGTAGCCAAGGCTGGTATTTAGAATTGCAGACCAGAATTGCAAACCAGATGACTGCTCCCGTTGCTGCTCCAGAAGATCGGGCCAAGCCGGATTTTTCTGCAATGACTATTGGCGATGGTTATCAAGACTTGCCGAGTGAGGAGTCAGCCGAAGAGTCTAGTGAGGAAGAGTCTTCTGAAGAGGAAGCACCGGCAGAGGAGGAGTCTAGCGAAGAAGAATCTAGTGAGTAATGCGTCCGGTCGATCTGGCACAACTTGAGTACGATGAAACTTCACCGCGAACCTTTGTCGAGGACTTCGCATTCTTTGCGAACCACGGCTACATATATTCCGGTGACGATGCGTTCATCATGGCCAGACCGATTGAGCGGAGGGCTGACAAATTTATACTCGACCGAGGAATCAAGTTCCGCAACCCGGATGCTTGGTTCGTATATCTCGCGGCGGGTGAAGGGGCATTGCGAAGGTTTACTGACCTTGCTCCGTTTAAAACTGAATATGTCTGTTGGCACCGTAGGACGGACAATGTGTTGAGATACCACTCTTGGAATTTATACGAAAGAAAGACTAAAAAATGGGAAGTACAAAAATAAAGATGCCTGCCGCCAGAGATGGCGGTGAGGAAATGGCCAAGGTGTTGGCGTCACAAGCAGAGTTTACTCCAAAATTCTTTGAGTTGGCGAAGGAGTATAATCCTCAATATGCCCAGCTCGAAATGGACACGTTGAAGCAGAATCTTCCGCAACTGATGCAGTTGTATGGTGACACTGTTTTCCCGGCCATGATGGAGCAGGAACGTGCCAAGCTCGGTCAGGACATAAGCAATGTGGAGCAGTATGCCGGGAGGGCTAGGGAGGCGTTTAAGGCGGCTAACCCGGAGCAGGCAAAACTGATGGCTACGCTATCGCAGCAGGCCCAAGAAGGTTTAGATGCGGGTGCTAGTTTGGATCCGTCGCTACGTCGCGAGGTGCAGCAAAACATTCGAGCTGGTCAGGCAGCTAGGGGCATGGGCATGGGAATGGGAGACTTGGCAGCAGAGGCAACCATGACCGGGTTGCGAGCTGAACAGCTACGTCGTCAGCGTCAGGCTTTTGCTGGCAATGTTGTCGGCTTACAGAAAGCTACTGGGATGGATCCGTTTATGGCGATACTTGGTCGTCCAAGCCAGATGGCTGGCATGGCACCGGGCTTTGGTCAGCAAGGCATGGGAGTCAACCAAATGGCGGCAGCGCGGACGCCTCAGTTCGGAATGAACAATTACTTCCAAGACCTGTTCAACACCAACTACAACGCAAGTGTGAATGCCCGAATGGCAAACGCTTCTAACAATGCCGCGATGATGGGTGCAGGCATTGGTGCGATAGGTCAGATAGGTGCGGCGGCTATACCGTTCTGTTGGGTAGCCAGAGAGGTTTACGGAGCAGACAATCCGAGATGGTTAATGTTCCGCGAGTGGATGCTTAACGACTCACCGAGTTGGTTGTTTAAGTTGTACACGAAGTTTGGTGAGCGGTTTGCAAAATGGCTCAAAGGCAATGGCTGGCTGAAGCCTGCTATACGCAAGTTCATGGATTCAAAGATAGGAGAATAACAAGATGGCATTTCAATTATTTGTAGACCCAACGGCAGGCGCGAGAAGCGCGGCAGATAACATTATGAAAGGTGCCGGTGCAATTGCGGACCGGCTGAAGGAAGAAAAACAGAGAAGAAAAGACGAGAGTAAACTATTCAAAGCCAATGTTACTAAAGCAGCCGCCTTGGGGTTGGGTAAAGGTGAGACGATGGCAGAAGCTGAAGCTGACCTTTCCGAGAATTACACGCCTGACACAATTCAAGGTCTACTTGAAGGCACCATGGCTGCAACACAACAGCAACAAAGGGAGGCAGCTATAGCGGCATCCAAAGCGCAAACAGACGCCACTCGGCAAAGTACCAACTACCAAACTGCGACAGAAGAAGTCCGTAAGCAAAGTTTGCAATTAGGTGTTAAACAGCAGAAAGAGGGAATTAAAACAAGCGAGCTTAATCGCAAGCAAACTAAACAAGCTATAAAGCAGTCATCCCAGATGTTTGGCATAACTAAAAAGCAAGCCAAACGGAAAGTGAAACTGATCAACGAGCAGATTGATTCCGCGATAGAAAACCGAAAGCAACAAGAACGTAATTTGGCTGTTATGGAGCAGAATGCTGCTGCTGCTGTTGGAAACGCTGAAGCCGCAAACATCAGAGCAAAAACTGCCGCCAAAGAGGAAGATAGAATTAGTAGGTTGAGTGCCTTGGATCCTGCCACGTTGAGTGAAGCCAAGTTGAAGGACGGCACAACTATCCCCGGACTATATGTCCAACCTTCTACCAACAAGATTATCGAGCTTGGTGATGCTGCCAATGACGACCCTGTCACTGCGGAGCTTAACAGGTTGCGAGGTGCGTTGGTAAAACTTGAAGGGCAAGGCCAGCCCGGAGATGCAGACTACTTGCCTCCGCTTGCAGATGATCAGCAAGTAGATGTCGATTATAACTTCGAGGATTTAAGTCCAATAAGTTGGCCGATATTCTCGTTGAAGAACGACACGGCTGAAAATGTCAGAAGACAGATAAGAGCAAAAATAGCTGAACTAGAAGGGAGCAGTGTTCCAAGGTTTAACCCAGATGCGCCTAGAGGCAACAGAATAACATCACCATGAATTACAAACGAATCGAAGTTCCGGGTCATGGAATAATTGAATTCCCTGACACGATGTCTGATATAGAAATTGAAGACGCAATTCAGGAAGAATTCTTTTCCGCACCACAAGAGATTATTACCAAGCGCGATCAGGCTACCGTTCGCAAAGCGGAGCGTGAGATTCGTAAGCGTCAGCTCGCCCAGCAGGCAGAGCAGTTACACCAGCAAGATGTTCAGCGTTATCTAGGACAGCAAGGGGAAGAAAACTTATTACTCCCCGGCACCGGAACATTTGACAAAGCCAGACAAGAGATGGCTGGCCAGTTCGTAAACACATTCGGAAACATGCTATCCGGTGTGGACCGTTTAGCCCGAAAGGTTCTGGGTGACGATGCGGTCAACGACATCCAAACAAACCCGGTATGGATGAGTAACCCTGTTGGCCAAGTCTTGTCTGGTGCGGCTGCTGGTAAATGGTTGAAAGATGTTGGCAAGGCTGCTCAAACCGTTTCCGCTCATCAGGAAGGCAACGAGACGGTTGCTAAACTTGCAGGCGTTACTGGTCAGGTTGCCGCCTATGTTCCGCTCGCCCTGACAGGACCGGCAGCTCCTTACCTGACTGTTGGCGGTGCTGCTTCGCAGTCGTTTGATAGTACATACGATCAAGCCTTCGAGGCTTACAAGCGCATGGGCTTTGGTGACGATGAAGCTGATCGTGCGGCGTTTAAGGTTTCGACAGGTGCAGGCTTAATTACCGGAACCGTTACCGGCATGTTTAACAGGTATGGTGGTAAACTGCTTGGTTTAGGTAAAGGTGTTGAGAGAGGCTTGAGTGCTGGAGTTATAGCCGGTGCATTGTCTGAAGCCCGGAGAGGTACATTCAAGGTGATGGCTCAGAACGTCTTGAGAGAGGCAGGCGGTGAAGGCACCGAGGAGGCTACTGACCAGCTACTGCAAGCGGCGTTGTCTTACGTCAGCTACAGACCTGAACTAACATTGCAGGAGGCGATGTATGAAGTGCTTGAGGCTGGTGTTCTTGGTGCTTACGGAGGAACGATTGGAGGCGGACCTTTCTCTGTTCGAGAAGATTTAAAGTACAGAAAGCAAAGAGCAGATCAGGCGCACGTTGCGGAGGTTATAGGTCGGACCAAACGTAGCCGTGACCGGATTGACGGGAAGCAATTAGAAACCCTGATCGAGGGCGGTGTAGATGCGGAAGGCAACAAGATTGAAGCCAACCCATCACTCGCTCCGTTGAAGGGTGAGGCTGGCCGAGTGGTTGTGTTTAGCCATCAAGACATTGATGCGGAAGGTAGACCCAGCGACGAGAAGCTCGGCTACATGAAGATCGAAGAGGGTGCTGACATCGATGCGGCTGTTGCTCATTACGAGCGGGAGAATCCTAATGCATATTTTCGAGGCGCGTTCGATCTGTCAAAGCGTGACGGCTCGAAGCTAATGGACGGAGAAGCTGAAGCCGGTGACATGGATCCGGACAAGATGAACATCGAGGAACGTGTCGAGACAGAGGTGCAGGCTCTTGGCGATGAGGTGTTCGATCCTGTCAAGCTGGGCAAGCGTAGGATTCGCAAAGCAGATTTGGAACAGTTGTATAACGGCAGCGTTTCGGAAACCGACAACGGCTATAGTGTTAAGCTGGATAACGGAATGCAGTTGGAGCTGAAGTTTGATGAAAAGTTTTTCACGCCAAAAACTCAGGAAGAGATAGATGCATTTGAAAGATCCATTGCAGCCAAGGCAGGCATCCCGGTCGAGCAGATACAAGCGATGGATCCTGAAGCTCGTCAGGCGTATCGCAATCAGTTCACAGGTGCTGGTGCCAACATGCAAATGGTTGTCGATGGCAGTCCGGTTCCGGGCCAGTACGTCCAATACTTTTCTCGCAAGGCGGATCTTCAAACTGCAAAGCACGAAGCGATTCACTTCTTGCGTCAGAGCGGTTTGATTACCGAGGAAGAGTTTAACACTTTGGCACAACGGTATGCTCCTGATGCCAAGAACGAACAGGACAAGGAGGAAGCAGTTGCCTATGCGTTCGAGGCTTACCATGCAGAGGCTGAAGCTCGGCGGCAGGAAAACCGTGTCGGAGTTTTTGAGCGGATCCGAAACTTCTTCACCAAGGCCGAAGTGGTCAACGAAGTATCTGGAATTTTTAACGCAATAGAAAAGGGAGAGGTAGCCAAGCGCGAGGCACCTGTTGGTCCGCAACCAGTACAAGACTTTATGGAGCGACCTGACTATTCCGTTCAGGAGTCAGGTACGCTTGAGCCTGTTGTCATTCCGCTACCTGAAGTGCCTGACTTCAAGGTCAAAGGATCCACCATTCCGGAGATGGCAATTGCCAACTCGAAGTACATGGAATCTAACAAGACCAAGAAGGACCAACGCGAATGGGACAAGGTAGTTTCCAAGTACAAAAAGATACTCGCCCCGGATCGTCGAAAGCTCGAAAGCGTTCCGGACATTGATCAGGTCAAGGATGCGCTGAACGAAACGCAAGCCAAACAGGTTGGTGACGAGGGCAACCTTGTCGTCGATCAGAAGCTGAAGAAGGGTGACTATGTTGGGATGCGGCAGGACATCAATGCTCTGACCAACAACGGA